TATATGGTGCTATCCTGAATGAAGGCTGTAGATTTAATGATAATCGGATCGGACAATCTACTACTCTGACCGGCAGGGCCATCGCACGACACATGGCCGGAAAGATCAATGAAGTAATTACTGGCGACTATGACTATGTTGGCAAGGCCATTATATATGGCGACACTGATTCCGCGTATTTCAGCGCATATAGTAGTCTACGTAAAGAGATTGATCGGAATGAGATACCATGGGATCGGGATACAGTGGTCCAACTATATGACAACATCGCTGCCGAAGTTAATAGTACGTTTCCAGATTTCATGCTAGATGCCTTCCATTGTCCAAGGTCACGAGGTGAAGTTATCCGGGCGGGGCGAGAAATTGTTGCCAACAAGGGATTGTTTATCACCAAGAAACGATATGCTGTGTTGTACTATGACAAGGAAGGCAAGCGTACCGATATAGATGGATCGCCGGGCAAGATCAAGGCCATGGGTCTGGATCTTAAACGCAGCGATACTCCAGAATTCATGCAGAGATTTTTAGAAGACGTATTGACACGTGTGTTGACCGGAGCCGAGGAAGCTGAAATTTTACAGATGATCACAGATTTCCGCACGGAATTCAAAGCTCGCCCGGGCTGGGAAAAAGGTACGCCCAAGCGAGTCAACAAAATCACAAAGTTTCACGCCATGGAAGTGAAACAAGGCAAGGCTAACATGCCTGGTCATGTGCGAGCTTCCATCAACTGGAATACCCTGCGTCGTATGAATGGTGACAAATATAGCATGCAGATCGTAGATGGCATGAAAACCATCGTCTGTAAACTGAAAACCAATCCCATGGAGTTCACCAGCGTAGCATACCCAGTGGATGAACTTCGGTTGCCGCAATGGTTTCGAGATCTGCCATTCGATCATGACGAGATGGAATCCACGATTATTGATAACAAGCTGGACAATCTAATTGGTGTCTTGAATTGGGATATCGCAAGTACGGATACTCGCAACACATTTAGCAGCTTATTTTCAGTAAGCTAGACAACACAACTGTTGACACCCTTAAAGAATCTACGTATAATATTACCATAGGAGTTTAATATGAAAGATTTTCTTCAAGATTTAGTATCGCATGTCCACGCTCTGGGATTTCTACCGTTGGTGCGTGTTACATCCTCAGATGAGGAGACATTGCTAGACAGCCTTAGTGTGGATCATTCTGTGATTCTAAATGCCAAAACACATTCTCCTGTTGCCAACTTTACGGGAGTGTTTGGTATGCCAAATCTTAATAAGTTGGATATACATCTCAAATGTCCTGAATACAAGGAAGGAGCACAAATTTCAGTAGTCAACCAAACTAGAAATGACGAACTGATCCCGACTGGTTTGCATTTTCAGAATGCGGCTGGAGATTTTGAAAATGACTATCGTTTCATGAGTGTAAATGTCATCAACGAAAAACTCAAAACAGTAAAATTCAAAGGAGCCAAGTGGGATATTGAAATTACCCCTAGTTTGGCAGCTATTCAGCGGTTCAAATTTCAAGCAGCAGCTCATAGTGAAGAAACTGCTTTTCAAGTTCGAACCGAGGATAATGATTTGGTGTTCAGCTTTGGTAATTCTAATACACATGCGGGAAGTTTTACATTCCAGTCTGGTGTTAGTGGTAAACTCAAGAAATCATGGTCTTGGCCAGTTAGTCAAGTACAAGCAATCTTGAGCCTGAGTGGTGATATTACTATGCGTATCGCTGACGTGGGCGCGTTGAATATCACCGTAGATAGTGGTATCGCAGTTTATGATTATATTCTTCCAGCACAATCCAAATAACATATATTAATTTTTAAAACTTAAGGAAAAAACATGGCACACCCATCTTATATTACCAAAACTCTTCGTATGAAGCCTGAAGTCAGTAAGATCTTTGATGATCTTGAACAATGGCATGATCATTGCAGGTTCGAAATGATGGCGTTTAATCCATCTGATCTGTACAAGAGTCGCGAATATAAGGAATTTATGCGTAATCAAGAACACGGGGAGCGACGTGCTCGTAGAGAGCGCCGGCAAACCACTCAATCCGAATAAAAGAACGAATCTTATATGAAAAATTTTCGACGATGGATTCGTAACTGGTTGAGCGAACATGACAACTTTGAATTTCAACCAGAACTGGCACCAGTTAGATCTACACGTCTAGATAATCCGGGCGGTATGCGATTTACTATCTACAAGGCTAATGGCGGTATGGTGATCGAGTCTAACATCTACGATCGACATAAGGATGAAAACATCCATGGACTATACTTGGTAACTGATGAACAAGATCTGGGCGAAGAGATCAACAAGATCGTGACCATGGAACTTATGAGACGACGCTGAATTAGTCAACCAAACAAATTGCTTGAACGGATACGATAAATATGTTTATGTTACGTACTAATAACCCAGTAGTCCCAGGTAGTAAATGGGGGTGTAACGACGGAAGAAGATTCCGAGTACTAGGTTTGGCCGAAATTGACGACCATATCTGGGTACATTATATACTCGAAGGAACTACTGAACCTCAAGAATACAGCTGTTATCTTGAAAGTTTTTTAGTTCGTTTTACCCCCCTTCCAGAATCCTATCAACCAGTTCGCCCCTATAAATTCTGAACAAGGCAGTTTATGAGCAAGATTAGAGTTAGTGAATTATCCTATTCACTTCAGGGAGAAGGTCGTTTCGTAGGAGTACCATCTATAATCCTCAAAACATTTGGATGCAATTTTACTTGTGGATCATTTGGATTGCCACGTGGAGTATTGAGTCAGGAACGATTTGCTGTTTCAGATCGCAACAAGGTAAATCCATTCAATATTTTTAGTGATTTGCCTACGGTTACAACAGGGTGTGATAGTTATTCCAGCTGGATGAAGGATTTTGAACATCTAAGCCCACTACTAGAAACTAACGCCATCGTAGATCGTATTATGGAACTCTTGCCATTCAATGACTGGAAGAACGAACAACTAGTGATCACGGGGGGTGAACCCCTGTTAGGATGGCAAGATAGTTATCCTGATCTGCTAGAACATAAAAATATGCAGAAGCTCAAGGAATTGACTTTTGAAACTAACGGTACACAAGCACTATCTAATAATTTAAAAGCATGTCTCAAGACATGGAATCAAGCTAGATTTCCACATGCTGAAGGTGAAATCACATTCAGTGTGAGCCCAAAACTTTCTAATAGTGGTGAACCTAGGAAGCATGCCATTCAACCAGATATAGTTGCTGAGTACGAGGACTATGGATATACCTATCTTAAATTCGTGGTAGCAAATCAAGTAGATGTTGACGAAGCTCTAGAGGTTACAAGAATTTATCGCAGTGTAGGGTTTCAAGGACCAGTTTATCTCATGCCAGTGGGCGGCGTAGAGTCGGTGTATGCCATGAACAATCGTCGTGTGGCGGAACTTGCTATGAAACATGGATTGCGATACAGTAATCGACACCAACACCTGTCACGGTTATTAAAAGGAAATTAGCATGAAGAACATTATTAAAAAACTACTTGGCATCGATAAGATAGAAGCTGCCGCAGCCGAAGCTGAATCGCAACTTGAGGAAACATTTGCGCTAGCTACTGAGAAAATTCGTAAACTAACATCCGAATCCGAATTGCGACTGGGGGAATCATTGGCACAAGCTGCTGACGAAATCCGCAAACTAGAACGAGATAAAATTCTAGCAGAACAAGAAGCTGATCGGGCTCAGGAACAACAACGGCTGGCATCATTGAGTGCTAAAGAATTGTCTAACGAACGTGGTGAACCATACATCCAAGTGATGGAAATCAAAGTCAACAAAGACAATATCCGTAATGGATTTTTTGAACTAGACTGGAACTCGGTATTCGTGTTACAATTAGTCGAAGCAGGATACACCGGCGCATCTGAAGAAGAGATCGTGGAGCGATGGTTTCAGGACACATGCCGTAATATCGGAACCGAATCTGGAGTAGATCTAGAACGCAGGGCTGCTGGACTGGTGAATTTTAACAGAAACAGTGATGGAACAGTGGAAGCATATTAATGACTAAAACATACATTCTTGTAGACACCGCCAACACATTTTTCAGAGCTAGGCATGCGATTCGTGGGGATTTACAAGACAAAATCGGTATGAGTTTTCATACAGTGTTGAGCAGCATTCGAAAAGCATGGCGCGATTTTTCCGGAGATCATGTGGTATTTGCTCTTGAAGGACGTAGCTGGCGCAAAGATTTTTATGCTCCTTATAAGCGTCAACGTGCCGAAGCTAGGGCTGCTCATAGCCCCAAAGAAGCCGAAGAGGAGCGAATTTTTTGGGAAACATTTGACGAATTTCGCGATTTCATCATGGAAAAAACTAATGCTACAGTTCTTCACCATGAACAATTAGAAGCTGACGACCTGATCGCCGGCTGGATCCAAAATCACCCCGATGATAATCATGTTATTATCAGTACCGATGGCGATTTTGCACAGTTGATCGCACCAAATGTCCGACAATACAATGGTGTAAGTAATATTACTACAACCAACGAAGGTTATTTTGACGATAAAGGAAAACCAATTGTTGACAAAAAAACGGGAAGTACCAAGGCTGCTCCAGAACCCCAATGGCTATTATTCGAAAAGTGCATGCGTGGAGACACCAGCGACAACGTGTTCTCTGCTTTCCCTGGAGTTCGTGAGAAGGGTACAAAATCAAAGGTTGGCCTCAGAGAAGCCTTTGCTGATCGAAATACCCGTGGATACAACTGGAACAACATGATGCTCCAACGATGGACTGATCATGAAGGCACAGAGCATCGAGTGATCGATGATTATAATCGTAATCGGGTACTGTGTGATCTTTCAGCTCAGCCAGAAGAAATCAGGCAATTGATAGCAGAAACCATAAATTTTGCTACACAAAATTCCAAGAATATTTCACAAGTTGGAATACGCCTGCTAAAACTATGTTCGTCCTACAACCTTGTTAAGATTAGTGATCAAATACAAAGTTATGCAGAACCATTAAATGCGAGGTATATTTCATGAATTCTACTGCTAAAGTATTGGTTCCTGACCAAGAATGGATCATTCAAGATAACCAGAAAAAAATTGGCAGTATATCCAAATCAAAGTTTGGATATATTGTTATGCAAAATGGTAAAAGTGT